TAGACTAACTCTCGGCCAACAATGGCGTCAATGAGGACCTTCATTTCGGTGTAGATAAGGTCTGTCTTATATAAGTCTTCAAGTGAAGTGGCATCTTGAAAACTCTTCTCTATCCTTTCAATCTCACTGATGGTTATACCGAGATTATCGCATACAAGTGCAATGGCGTAGTCACGATCAGAGGGTGGGACGAACTGTACGTCCGTAGAATATTTAGCCCAATAACTCTGGTCAACGCTTGTTGCTGCGTATTGCCGATGTTTGGCAATTGGATAGATGCCCAATGCTTTAGGCATTAACCGTTCAACTGTTTTAGCCCATGATGTTATGACAGGCGTGTTAGGATCGGTTGCGAGGATGCCAATGGCTTTCCGATGAAGGACCAATGCGTTAGGGACAATTGTAGGTGTTGCCGTAAGGTGTAATTTACGGAATTGTCTGAGCACATCACAGATGCTTTCGCTTGTGGTCCATGGATCCAAATAAATACGGCCTAAGAATGGCACTGGATTCCCTTTATCTATTGCTTCGGCTTTGAATGACATGCCGAACTTCGCAACTGTGCGCATGAGTGTGTTTGGCGGCAGGTCAAAGGTGACACCATCATCACCACCATAAATACCTAAATTATCATAGGCTTCTTCTGGTGGGTAATGATGTCGCAAGGCACAATAGTTAAGGAAAGCATTAATGATAGACCCAAGAACGCTAGTTATGACAGACCCTGATAGGATGGTGTTACCGGTGTCATAAGTCACGCCGTTAGCTGTAGTGGCGGAAATGTGGCGTTCTTTATTTTCCAGACGACGTATTGCCTCGTGATATTCTTGAGGGTACGCACGCAAAAGACACGTGAGAAAAAGATCACGTAATACCGCTCTGACTGAACCATCTAGTTTGTCAGCGTCGGTTGGGACAGCGTACTTGGATTGCTGCGCTTTCGCGTTAATAAGGTAGCTGATTTGTCGTGGCGTTCTACCGAATGCATACCAATGGCTAGTCTTGAGGATAGCGTCCATGAAAGGATACATAAATTGTCCTAGACTAAAGTTGTGATCCATTGGTAATGTTGAAATGTTTCGGGGGTGCACG